CGCATATAATTTGGGGGCAACCCACAGTACCTATTGAATATTTTATCATGATTATAGCAGCACCCATACGTCAGTATAGCACAGTTCATAGGCCATTAACTATACTATTTTTACCCCTACAGCCCGCCTCGCCCATCCTCACCCCCCGCCCCACCAATCCCACCTCGCGGTCGCCTCACTCTCCCCGCGCCTCGCTGTCGCGCCTGTGGTGATTGCCGCGCCCAGCGTGCCCATGCCTCGCGCCCTGCCCTATCCCGGCCAGCACAGGCGGGTCCAGAAAGATCACCTTTCCACATAGGCATTCATAGCTCCGGGTGGCCCTCTGATACGTCATCCCGTTCTGGCATTTGGGGCATATCATATATGCCCTAATTTCCTCGACGCGCCTTGCTCCGTTCAGGTTGGACATGTGCACCTCCATAGGATAAATTCCCCACATTATCCCCCTTAAATGTGCCGTTTGTCAAATCGATTCCTCCACTCCTCATTTCCGTTCACGATGCAAACGCATTGCGTTGGCAATGCGTGTATTTATCTTTTGTCTTTGACGTTGTCTTTATCTGTATCCGTAGCCTTTATTCTAATAAGTGTCCTTAAGTCCTTTAAGGCATTCCATATAGAACATGTGTATATACTATTGCATAGTGCTAACAGGCACGTATGATTCAGCAGACGTTATCAGAAATACCCCTCAATAATTTTGGCACGACGCTAATGTTTTTTGGCCGCTCCCGCAGCGGACGAAGCCCCATAAAAAAACCTCTTGACATTCCCCTCCGGCCCATGCTATGCTTTTTTTGCCATGATGATTATCGCAGATAAATGCTTCTTCCCCGTGCCGACCGGAGGATTCTCACTCTCCCACGAGCGTGATCGTCATGGCACTCCGGTCGGCACAACTCATAGAGGCTCACAACATGACTAAAAATATCCCCTTTTCTCCCTATCACTTCATGGCCGATACGGTCCACCTCTCCCCCCTCGCCGTTGGCCTGTATATCCGCCTGCTCTGCCATACCTATCAGACCCGACGTCCCCTGCCCATAGATATAACCTCACTGGAGCGCATTACAGGGGTCCACACGGACATAGAGCGTGCCGCCCTCTCCGACGTCACCGCGATGTTTTTTCGTCAGACCTCACGCGGCCTCGTCAATCCGAGGGCCGAGGCCGTCATGAGACACGCGGCCCAGCGCTCTAAATCAGCCCGTGGCGCTGCTCAGGCGCGCTGGAGCGGTCAAAACACCGGGGCCGAGGCTCAATCCCTCCCAACACACCAGACATCGCAGGCGGCCTATGAGGCCCCACCCTACCAAACCATAATCGATTACCTGAACTCTAAAACCAAGGCCCTCCGCGCGCCGGACGCTGAGGGCCTGCATGTCACAGATGAGGACAAGTCCATCATTGATGCCCAGTGGAAACGGGGGATGCGGTTGAAGGATTTTAAAACCACAATCAAAAACATGGCCTCTGTCTGGCTGACAGATCGTAAAATGTGCCGCTACCTCCGCCCCGAAACACTGTTCGGAAAAAATATGCGTTCGTACGTCAATACCCCAGAGGTCATATCCCCGGAGGCACAGACACAGGCGCTCCAACAGGCCACCAGAGCCAAACTGGAGCGCCAACTGACAAAACTACAAGCCTCCCTCACGGCCTGCCAGGACAGCAGACAGCGCACCACGTTGGAGGGCAATATAGCCGTTACCATGATGCGCCTCGGGAGGAGCAATGTCTAAATTATTCAGATGCGAGCGCTGTTCGTGCTCTGGCGTGACGGTGGAGTGCTGCATCAGGCGGCAGAGGAAAGCCACCTCCAAACGGGCGGCAGACCGCAAATATCCGGAATGCACGGACTGCGCTCAGGGCCTCATGGTCATAAACTATAATCCGGATGTTGTCAAGGCTATGAAAAATACAGAGCCGAAAAAGCCTGACTATTCCTCTATGCATGCTGCCAGGCGTGAGGCCCGCGAAACATACACGGATAAAATGGACTCTCTAAAACAACACTCAATCGAACACATGGAGGAGCTCTAATGTCAACACCTCGACTCACACTATCGTGCATCCAAAAACACTGCGCCCATCTGGATTTCACCTCGCGGGACATGGGCGGCTTTTACAAGGCGGCGTTTTCGTGCCCGTGGGCGGAACAGGTGCGCTCGATCATATCCACCGCGCCGTCAGATTATACCTGTCCTAAATATCAGGCCCGCGAGACATCGACATGCCCCTATGGATTTGCCTCCGCTGTCCAGGGCACTCCACCTGGACATAATGACCTCGGCAACAGGCAGGATAAGGAATACCTCAAGGGGTTCAAAAACTCATGAGGGCCTGCGAACGCGACCAGCTCGGGCGGTGCGTGCTCGATCAGAGCCCTTGCACGGTGCGCCGTCGTATTGGTTGCGTTCTCGACGCCTGCGCTGTATATGTCGGCCTCTGCCTGATCGGCATCCTCGGGGTTTGCATATTTGGATGGGCTTTATATTTGGGATTCAGGTCAGACGCAGTGTCCACGGTACCCGAACTCCGCGCAGCCAAATGCTCTGAGTGCCACCCCAAATTGAGGAAAATAATAGTCAATCGGAGGCCGATATGGTTAGACTGAAAAGGCGTCCGCGCAGGTGGAGGGCTATAGAGCGCCACCACATAAGGGCTAAAAAACGTTTAATTAAAAAAATAAAATACGTTGTTATTGATGGGGCGAGCCATGTAATAACGCAAGGCGGCAGATATGAGTTTGCTTTCAATGCTGTGATTTTTAATCCACCTATCAATTTAAAGTCCCGCTACCAAGGTGATAATCATGTCAATTCATAGGGGTGGCAGGTGGAGGGCTATAGAGCGCCAAAACAACAAGAAATGGGATGTGACATTGACCCTCGCGAGGGCAAGTAAGACAACATTAGCGCCAATACTTTTTGAAGCCTACAAAGAGAGGCATAATGTTATGAAAAGTATTTTCAATCAAATAATACAAGAAATATATGATGCTTGGATTATTGAACAACAAGAGGAGGTGAAATAGCATGAGCAACCAACTGACTCGCCTGACGCTGGCCGCACTCGCATTAGGCCCTATGGGGCTGGCATTTAACGAGGCTGTGGACAGGGTCGAGCAGTCCTGCAAGATCGACTACGATCTGGCAGGCAAAAGGACGATCACGATCAAAATCAGCATCGAGCCGAAGGGCTCGCTCGGAGGGCAAACCGCAGCCTTTATCGAGCACACTGTGACCACCGCGCTCCCCAAACGTGCCACCCGGACAGTCGGCATCATCAGCACGCAGGGCGAGGTCGGCATTAACGTAGACAGCCTCGATGCCCGTCAACCGAACCTATTTGATATTCCCGCAGAGGACGAGCACACAACAGCCCCCGAGGGGGCTGAGACTATCACAGAGGAGGCATAACATGCCAGAAGACACGCCATCAGAATTAATCATCACTGGCCCGCCCAGGGACATACCACAGGACATCATACAGTTCGATGATGGAGGCCGGGAGCGCGTCCTGATACGCGATGGAGCCACGTACAGGGAGATATCAGACACCCCGCCCGAGCACCACCACGTCTACAGGCCCATCAGATGGACCAGCCCGAGCCTGCACGATTTCGCACGCCTGGTGCACAAATACGCCCATGTGAAGACCGCGTTGATATTCCACACCGACAAGGCCATCCTGTGCTGCATGGACCATACGGACAGGCGCGAGACCATAACCCACCCCATCAAACACTCGCTGGAGTGGACGCACCTCGCGGCCACAGACCAGGACATCAAACAGAAGGCCCTCGTCAACATACTGGAGTCCTTCCCTCATGTGCTGGGCGATAATACCCTGCTCCTGGCCACCCTCACCAGCATCACGATGAAAAAGGACGTCGCGATCACATCTGACATAGACAGGGACCGCATCAACCTGTCCTATACGTCCACCGCAGGCGCACAGGTCGTGGCCCTGCCGCGCCAGATCATGCTCAGGATGCCCGTGTTCGAGGGCGGGGATATCATCACCGTGCCCGTGAAGCTGGACATCGAAAACGATATCCCCTCCGGAAAAGACGGTATAACGTTTTCCCTCAGCGTGCCCACGCGGCCACGCCTCGTAATAGAGGCCCTCGCGCTCTACAAACAGCGCCTGACGGAACTCCTGCCCGACCCATGGATGGTCGTGGAGGGCGAGACCAACTGAGGCTGTACGCGCTCGGTCATTGATCGGCGCACCGGTATATGTAGGGTAGGGAGCCGGAGACTCCCTGCCCTACAAAAAAAGGAGATAATAAAGAACCATGGCTGGGGCAACATTTTATACGGAAGAGCCAGTAGAAAACATGACTCCATCGGAGGCTGCCGCTCAGTGGTATTTTAATTGGGCGCTCTGCCATATGGGCCATAAACCACCGGAGAATTTCGGCGAGATTCAGATTGCCCTGATGGAGCATGCCGAAAAAGGAAACATAAAATGCCACCTATAATATCCTTCGAACACACATGGGAGGCGCTCCTGGCAGGCGGCAAAACCGTCACGCGTAGGGTCTGGAGCCAGAGACGCGCGGCACAGATTAACCCCGGCATGATCTGTAAAGCCTACGACCTCAGCCCTCGCAATGAGGGCCAGCACATCGCAAATATCAAAATAACCAGCGTAACGCTGGAGCCCCTGGCCAGCATGACAATAGATGACTATACCCATGAGGGCCTCGCGCTACTCCATAAACTCCACCCTGATCGCCGTTTTTCAATACCTCCCTATGGATACTCCTATAAGGATTTCACTGTATGGCAAAGTTCAGGTAGCTTTGCCTGGACTGTCCGGTTTGAACTCCAGGACATCGTGAGATGTATATGGCGTAATACTGGCCAGTGCACCCCCAATCCCGGCTCCTGCATCGACTGTGATATCTGGAGGCTGGAGCTATGAAAATACACGTCAACCTATCCGGCGTGTCGTTCATGGAGAATCGCTGTAAGGGCCTCATTGAAATATATCCGGGGGCGGACTCGGATGTCAGACTACTCCTACAGGCTCCGGCCAAACGTCGAGCCCTACAGGAGCATATAGAAATAGAGGTCGAACGATTCATAAAACATGCCCTCATTAATCCGAATTCTTTTGATATTTCTGACACAGAAACGCGCGCAGATTCGCAGCCGCAATCCCAGCCGGACGACACAATAAATACTGAGAGGGAGGATATTTCATGAGCACCACGCTTGGCAAATTTTGGGAAGAGGGGGTCAACCTCATCGAGGGCTGCACGCCCGTCTCTGAGGGCTGTGACAACTGCTGGCTGAAAGGTATGATATGCCGCCTGCGGCCTAATCAGGACTTCGGCAACGTGACCTTCCACCCCGAGCGGCTGAAGCGGTTAGCTGCCAAGCGCCCCCGCGAGTTCGCGATCTGGAGCGATTTATATCATAAGGACATTAACGCGGAAGACCTTTATCACGCCTACTTGAACATGCTCAAGAACCCTCAGCATACATATCTCCTCGTCACCAAACGGCCTCAGATTGCGGTGGAGTGCGCCTATTTAGGCGGGAACATCTGGCACCTCTGCACAGTGGAGAACCAGACGCGGTACATGGAGCGCATGCCGTACATCATAGACATTAAAGGCAACGTCGGCCTGCTCATCGAGCCCATGCTCGGCCCTATCGACCTCACCAAACATTGGTGCTGGACGGCTGGGCTCCAGACCGTCGTCCTCGGCGGCGAGACTGGACCTGGAGCCCGCCCCATGGACCCGACGTGGGCACGCGCAATCCGCGATGAGTGCGCCCGCCGGGGCGTGGATTTTTACTACAAGGGCGCTGGCACAGCCACCATGAAGAAGTCCCACCCTGACTACTACAAGCTCGACGGCCAGCTCCACACCGCCCTCCCCTGGAGGAAAAGATAAATATGAAAACGGTTGACTCCTTACTATCCTCAGCCTCCGCCGACGTACTCATTAAATTTGTCGAGCACTACTCGACAATAACCAAAAATAACCCATCCAACCAGCATATAGATGCAAGGATACATGCTTGGGGCAGAGCAATATTACGCTGGTTGGCTGAGATAAATACGAGGCCAGGAGCGCTCCTGGGGGCACAGGCAGCAGCAAAAAACATGGCATATTGGATCAGAGAATCTGCCAGTTTTAGGGCATGGCGACACGACTCGACGATAGATACAACAAAAGATGACAGCATCATCAAAGAGGCTGAAGCACGACTTCAAGAAGATTGGTTACAAAAATTTATTGATATCGATTCATGTGCTCGTAGGAGGAACTGTGGACGGGTTCCTGGGGGAAAGGCATGATCCACGTCCAGTCCACGCTTGATCGCTGGCCCCTTGAGGACGCGAGTGTCCAGAGCATCATAACCAGCCCGCCCTATTGGGGCTTACGCAAATACGCGATACCGGACATCATCCTCGGCGGAGATCCAGCATGCTCCCACCTATGGGATATCAGCCGTCCGGACACTGCCCTGTGCCAGCAGTGCGGGGCCTTCAGGGGCCAGCACGGTCTGGAGCCCAGCCCCGAGATGTATATCCAGCACGCCATGCTCTGGATCTCCGAGGCATGGCGCGTACTCCGCCCGGACGGTATACTCTGGATCAACATAGGAGATACCTATGGCGGCTCGTGGGGCAATATGTCGAGCAAAAAACCCAACACCGGAGCCCTTCATGGACGCTATCACACCGAGGCATATCCCGTGGGCTCGGTCGCTCAGGGCGCCAGACGCAAAAGCCTCGCGCTCATCCCGGAGCGCCTCATGTTGGCCCTGTATGACGCCGGGTGGATCATCCGGGACAGGCTCGTCTGGGTGAAGCCCAACGGCATTCCTGAATCCACCAAGGACCGCATGACCAGACGCTACGAGACAGTGCTCATGCTCACAAAATCGCAATGCTATTTTTTTAACCTCGATGCCGTGCGGAGACCCTATAAGGAGGATAGCATCAGACGCTTCTCGTCCGGCTACAATAAACCTAATATCCCTCAGGAGGCCATGCCCGGACGCAAACAACCCCATCAACGCGTCTATAGGATCAACCCGCTCGGAGCCAATCCCGGCAACGTGCTCACATTCTCGGCTGCACGGGGCGGCAAATATGGCCACTATGCCATGTTCCCGGAAGCGCTTGTCGAGATGCTCGTTAAGTGCTCGACCCATCCAGGGGACGTAGTGCTCGATCCGTTCTGCGGCAGCGGAACGACCATAGTGGTGGCAGAGCGCCTGGGGCGCCAGGCTATAGGCATAGACCTCGGGTATCAGGACGTCCAAGCCAAGCGCATGACCTCACAGAAGCCGCTCCTGCAGGAGGCTCGCCCATGATCCGAGAGTATACAGTCCTACATCTCTTCGCTGGCATCGGAGGCGCTGCGCTCGGTTTTCAGAACGCTGAGGCCGATCACAAGGGCCTCAAGGGCCGCTTCCGCACCCTGGCCGGCATTGACGTGGACGCGGCCGCATGTGCGGACTTCGAGGCGCTCACGGGCGCGCCCGGCTACATTATGGACCTATTCAGCCGCAAAGATTATAGGGCCTTCCATAGCGCCAAGCCCCCGGAGGGATGGGCTGAGGTGGAGCCGGGCGATCTGAGGTTGGCCACAGACGGCGTCCACCCGGACGTGGTATTCCTATCGCCACCCTGCAAGGGTTTCAGCGGCCTCCTGCCAGAGAAATCGGCCAAAAGCGCCAAATACCAGGCTCTGAACAACCTCGTCGTCCGGGGGCTCCGTCTGGTGCTCGACGCCTACATTGAGGACCTGCCGGGCATAATAATCATGGAGAACGTCCCGCGCATCACGTCGCGCGGCAAGGCACTCCTGATAAAGGTCAAGGCGCTCCTGGTCTCACATGGCTATCTCCTGCACGAGGCCTCGCATGATTGTGGCGAGCTGGGGGGACTCGGCCAGAAGCGGAAACGCTACCTGCTCATAGCCCGGAGGCCGGAGCGGCTACCGAGCTTCGTATATCGCCCGCCCAAGCGCGCCCTCCTGAGCATCGGGGATATCCTCGGGCCACTACCTCTGCCTGACGCCCCGGAGATGGGGCCAATGCACAGGTGCCCGAGGCTCACATGGAAGACCTTGCTCCGGCTGGCCCTCATCCCGGCCGGTGGGGATTGGCGCGATCTGAAAAACATCGGCGACTACGACATAGTGCCCTGGGCAGGGGACATGCAGGTCTGCACGTGGGATGCGCCTGGCAAGACCGTCACCGGAAGTTCCCGCGTGGGCACACGAGCAGGCTCCTACGCGGTCGGCGACCCGAGAGGGACACACAACAACGTCTATCGTGTAACCCACTGGGATAGGCCCGCTGGCTGCGTCACGGGCGCGTCCAATGTCGGCTCTGGGGCTGTGAGTGTGGCAGACCCGAGAGGGCGGCACCATAACCATTATCGCATTGTGCCCTGGGATCGGCCCGCTGGCTGCGTCACGGGCGCTCATCATGTGGCCGGAGGAGCCGCTTGTGTGGCAGACCCGAGGGTGCACGACTTCTCAGCCCGGGCCGGGAGCCTGGGCGTGGTGGCATGGGACAAACCCGCCTCGACCATCACAGGCCGCGCCAGCGTAACCAGCTCCAATTGCCCCGCCTCAGTGGCGGACCCTCGGTACGGCTGCCAGCCCCGAGGCAACACCAAAGGCCCCTTGGGCGTGCTCAAATGGGGCGAGCCGGGCGGAACGGTATTTGGCGCGCTGGATATCCATGCCGGAGCCGCAGCGGTGGCCGATCCTCGCCTGCCAGCCGACCACGAACGCCCGGACTCACCTCCGGTCATCATTGCCCTCGACGGCACCTGGCACAGGCCGCTCACCACGCTGGAGCTGGCCGCGCTCCAGGGCTTTCCGCTCACGATGCCCGATGGGACTCCGCTGAAACTCCAGGGCCGAGCCGACGACAAATGGCGCGAGCGTATAGGAAACGCAGTGCCGCCTCCTGCGGCGGAGGCCATGGCGCGCGAGATGCTCCATGCGCTCCTGAGCGCGGAGCTTGGCAGCAATTACACCCTGCCCTATGGCGGGATATGGGTTAGTGAGGAGAGCAAAACCCAAACAACAGGAGGAGACCATGCCAAGACATGAGCACAGCGCACGGGCGCGGCAGCAGGGCGACTACAGGGCTGGGACGCGCTCAGCGGCCATTTTGGAGGTCCTGAGGGCTGAGGGTGGCCTGACAGACAGGGAGGTGCTCCAACGCCTCATAGCGCGCGGCACGTTGCCCCAGGGGGCTGATATCAACGCCGTCCGGCCCCGCATAACCGAAATGGTCAAGGCCCACGTGCTCAGGGAGTCCGGGGACAAAAAGGATCCCCTCACGGGGATGCTGGTTCGGAAATGCGACCTCGGGGGGTCACTGTTTTAGATGACCTGCAAATATACACGAATCATCGGCCTGCTGGAGTGCCGGATGGGCGAGCCCGTGAGCATCGATTGTATCGGATGCGGCCTGAGCTGTCCCTACCAGATGCCAGCGGACTGGCCATGGCAACCCGATAAAGTGGCGGTGCTCAGAGAATGTAAAAATAAACCTCGACACAAAGGAGAGTTATGACCACGATATTTATGAACACATGCGTAATAATCTTTATGATATGCGCGGTTTTGTTTTTGGTTGACGAAGTCCGGAGAGAGCGGAAAAAGAAAGCTTCCAACTTCTCATCAAAGAAAATCACAGGCGACAGCCTTGACATCATGGCCGAACAGTATGGCGTAAAACGATTCGATGAGGAACCGGACTGGCATATAAAATCCCGCATACTCGAAAAAATACATTATGCTATGAAGGCTAATGATATAGTAAACGCAGCGGGAAGTGGTTATGAAAAACTTCATAGGTTTCATGAACGCTATCTAAAAGAAGAGGAAGAAAAAGTATCTTAACGTATTAAGGCCGGGAACTATACAGTCCCCGGCCCATTTCCTACAGCCAGTCCGCTGGTTATTTCCCCTCTGTGCCTGCCTGTGCGGCCTCCTGGGCTGCAATCGCAGCCTGCCTGGCCTCCTGCTCTGCCTGCCTGGCCTCATGCTCGGCCTTGGCCCTCTTATCGAGCTGTAGCTCCACCTCGACCGCCTGACCCGTGGCGGGATCGAACCTGACCGACCGGAACGCCCCCGAGGCCTGCTGGACCTGTCCTGCCACCTGATCAGCCATGGCTGGCTCTATCAGATACTCCCCGGCCCGTGGCTGGCAATAGATCGCCAGGTCGGCCATCATGGCGCGTTTCCGCGCCAACAGCGACTTACCCTGCTCAGCCATGGTGGCACGCAGGTCCTTTTCCGCTATCAGATTATCCTCCCACTCGCCCTGTAGCCGGGCGACCGTGGCCGCGTCCTTTTTGGCCCGCGCATCCCTGTCGAGGGTCTTCATACGCATGCGCGCGGCATAGAGGCCCTTAAACGCCTTCAGGGACTCTGCCACGGTCAGGAACTCCTCCGTATCCCGTATGGCCACGTCCACGCGCTTGCGCGTCTCTACGGGGTCTATACAGGGCTGGCCGATGCCAGTCACTATCGCCTGCCCCTCGAGCTCGGTTGTGATTATGGTTTTCATCGCTCCTCCTCGTTAATATTTGATGGCGTGATACGTGCTGAAATTGTGCATCCTGGTCTCCGTGGATATGCGGGGCACGCCATAGCCAGCGGCCAGTTTCATAGCGGATGTTAGGTTCTGTTTGTCCGGGGCTCCCACCACCTGTAGGTCATAGGACGTAGCCGCACCTGGGACATCTGCCGCTGTCCATCCATATATACCATTAGTGGCTCCTAATTTTGCGGCACCGCCATAATGCAGGTGCTGCTGGGCCGTGTCTGCCTGGCCATCTCCGAGCGTCCGGGTAGCTCCACCCGGATCCCTGAGGGCTCCGGTATCCATCCCGCGCGGGACGCGGCCACGGGTATCCGGCAGGATCAGATATACCCCAGCGATGTTGCGGCTGGAGCCGTCTGCGTTGGCAGCCCTCCAGAAAGCCCCTGCCGTGGCGTTGTTGCCGTCGCCCACATAGACAGCCGCATCGAGGTCCGGGTAGTTGGCCCTGAGGAGACCCTGTCCCTGAAGAAGCAGCACACGGTGGCCGCTGACTGCGGGGTCCTGATTGCGCCACCACTGGACGCCCTCGCCAGGCCCCACGCCCATACCCAACTGTATGGCCTCGAGGATTTGTGATGTCCCCGGGGCCTCGGTCACACCGTCCGGTGTAAGCCCGGCATAGTCCAGCATGGCCTGAAAGGCTCCCCATAGGTCGTTGAGCCATGGGGCGATCAGCGGCGTCCCGTCCCCCGTGGACGGCCCGGTGGAGTTTATGGCCTCCGTGTCAGGGAAAATCCCGGTAGTGTTTGGCGTATCCTCAAAATATTTCATTCCCTTTATGCCTCCTTAATTGTAGCTGACGATCAGCACTGCCCATGTATGCATGGGCTTGTAGCGTAATATGATCTGCTCAAAATGTCCCCGACGATGCGCAGGGATCGAGACAGAGGGTATTTGACCGAGGCCTCCTGTAGCGAGACCTCCAACGAAAAATGTAAACGGCCACGACGTTGGGTCTATGGGGGTGGGATAGATAATCAGCTCCGGCGCGGCCAGATCGTAAGCCCCGCAAAAAGCATTTTCCTCACCACAAGATACGTCCCCGCAGGTGGCGGTATAGTGGCGTGTGTTTTTGAATAGATCGCCATTGACCAACAGTATGCCGCCAGTGACGCCACAGTAGGCATCCTCGCCGCCACAATACGAGTCCGCACCTCCGCAGTATGCCTGGTACTGTTCCGTGAGGTATAGCACCGGGGGTGCTCCAAAGCTACTGTTTTGATACACGTAGACATCAAACCCAGCCAGCCTGAGGGCGGTCGCCAGCGCCCGTGGGCTACCGTCGTTCTGGACGTTCAGGAAGGTGTTTAATTGTATGCGGCGTTCCTCCTCCGTAAGCGCGTCATTGGTGGGGATACCATGGTCATACTCCAGCTCTGCCAGCATGGGCGTGAGCATCGGATTGCGCAGGTCGGCCAGTGGCGACAGAAAATCCTTGACATATTGACCGTTGGCAGCCATGCCATTAAGGAATTTATCAAAGCCCCCAAGGGGCCTTGGCATCCAGATCGGCCCAGGCGGCAGGAGCGCATTTATGAGGGTGCGTATAAGGTTCACGGTTTGACCTTTATGATTGCAGAGGGGCCGAATTTAGCTATGAGCGCGATGACCCCCAGGAGCGCTATCACTATGAAAAAATTCCCCACCACCACGGCCTTATTCCACCAGAGGGCCATTTTGGTCAGGCTATGGGCGAGGTCGCTTTTGTTTTCCGCGCCCTTCCATGCGGCTGAAAACAGAGAAAGCACCTCGCGCTCCTCAGCGGGCAACGAGCAGAGCCCGCAACTCTCTGATTGCAAGCGCTTGACTACGGCCTCTGCTATGGCCTCAGCGTCCGGCGAGTGCCGCCTCTCCTGCCCCTCATAGGACTGGCCGGACATTAAATATACCTCACGGCCATGAGTTTGACCAGCTCGCCCGGGCTCAGGATATATTCCGCCAGCGAGTCCCCCTCGAACAGGCCAAATGCCACGCCCTGCGCAGTGGCCCCATACTGCCTGATAGTGCGCTGGACGATCTCTGATATGGCAACGTCGGTAATAACGTCATTGCGCCCGATGGGCGAATCCACGGCCTCCACAAAGGGCTCCGCATTGAACAGGTACGTTTGCACCGCGTCGAGCAGCGCGGCCTGCACAGTGGCCTCCTGGCCAGCCGGAGAGCGCAACTGGACTATGGTCACATATATTCCGGTGCGCCGGATCGACTCCACGTACAGCGTATCCACGGTCAATCCCAGGGGCGCACGGCCACCTCCCCTAAGAGGGTTTAGTATCAGGGCCGTCCTGACACTGGTCAATAGTTCCGGGGGCGCGATGCCGTCTACCTCGATGCTCGCTATCGCCCGGACGTAGACGGTCCTGTCCGGGGGCACGCTGGCCGTCAGGATATTCCATGGTTTCCCGGCATAGGGATAGGCCCTGGCCACGCCTGCCACCTCCTGCGCCCAATCCCGGTACTGCGCGGCGTTGCCACCTCCGATGATCGAGCGTATACGGTCCAGTATGCGGCGGCGGTACTCGGAGTCCGCCTCGGCCTCCACGCCCAGCGTCACGGTGCTGGCCACGGTGGCTGTGGATTCCATGCCCGCTATAGGCGAGACTATCGCCATCTCCGCTCCGGGGTCCAGGTTGCCCATTGTGCCCGTGGCCGCGGCCCGGACTGTGATCTCCGCTATGCCTCCGATCACATAGGCGTTGGCTGTGGCCGTGTACAATAGCCCGTTCAGACGCGCCACAAACCACGGGCCGGCCGGAATCAACGTATCCTCTACCCCTGGCAGGGTAATCAACAGCTCGGACGCTACAGCGGTCTTGCGCGTGATGCCATACACTGCGCCTATGGCGTCGAGTCCGCTGTTGGTGGCCGTGGTAGCAAAACTCTGGAGCACGCGGTCGCCAGCATATTTCAGGAGTGTGGAATAGATCATGGCCTCGATGGAGGCTATGACGCGGATAAAGGCTTTTGCCATGAGGGGGACAGATTGCCCCAGCTGAGCCTCATAGTTGGCTATAAATATCTCGCGGAGTTGCGCCGTGGTGGGCACTATCATGCGGTGGACCTCTCATGTGCTGGATTGAGTGCCTGCCCCTGCCAGTTGGCTCCCACACCCGACAGCAGGAGCGTCTGGACGTCCTGCGTGGGCGGGCTGATGCGGAATAGCGCGGAGATCTGCGCCCCCGTGGGGTTTGTGATCTCGACCGTCACGTCACCAAACGCCTTGTCGGCCATTGCGGCCTTTCCGGCCTTGGCTATCAGGTCCATTTGCGAGCGCGTGATGGGCCTGCGCGTCTCGGACATAAACGTGCTCCCTATAGCCTCAGCCGTTGGGGCTATGGCGTTGCCGCACCAGCCCGCCTCGGTCATGGGCGCGATGAGGGCCGCGTTCTGAAGGCCCTGATCCATGACAGGCTGGCCCTCCACAAACTCTATGTCAGCCCCGTCAGGAGTCAAACTGAGTGCAGGGTCGCCCTGATATATATCAAACATTCAAATACCTCTTTGGGGAGATACGTAAGAGGGGCCTGCTCCTCTTACGCGCATTATGGTAGCCTCACAGTAGTGGCCTTTGCTGTGCTAATATCCAACGTCAGCGGGCTGTTTACCGTGCCAGAGGTTGCCGCGCCCGAGGCAACCCCGCTATGCGTATGTGCGAGCAGCATCACCATGAAGGCGGTCAACTGCGTCTGGAGGGCATTGAACCTCACAGCATAATCCACATTGCCATTTAGCTCCAGATCGCCCGAGGCCGTCAACGTAACCTTGGCACCCTCGATAATTATGTTACCAGTTTCGTAGAGCTTGATAAAGCCTTTTATGATGCCGGATTCGAGGCTATAAATCATCTTCTCGCCCTCGGCCATGGAGGGCTCCAGCCCGTCGTTTGCGGCATAGGCAATTTTCAGAGCCGAGCCTACATCATGCACCACCACCCGGCTACCCACCACTGGCATGTTGTCCTCTCCAGGTGGATTCATGAGCTGCACGGTCTGCACGTCCCCGTCATCGGTAAGCTGGACCTGCAATAGCACCACCACCGGGCCGGACTCGCGGTTTACGCCCTTTTCTATTTTTGTGATCTTTCCGATTTTCACTTTACCCATGGCTCTCGCACCTCTCCGTTTGTGTACACCTCCGGGGGCACTACGTCCAGCGTGGCAGTGCGGCCTCCGGGCTCCATGGCAAACTCCACAGAGCGTATCAGCATGTTGTACGCCTCGTCTATGTACAGCGTTGGGGCCTGTATGGCTACGAAGGTATTTTCCCTCCATAGTTCCGAGGCATCATCGTACCAATCCGCCACGGGGATGGATATAGCGATGGATTTGGCTATGGTTTTATTCAGATGATATCGCGCAGCGGTCTTTATGTTGCCGCCGTTGGTGTCGTCCATACGGATGATGATGCCTCGCGTGGACGGGATGCGGCTGTCAGTCTCGGTTGACCTGTTATTGTTGTCAGGCTCCGTGCTCACGACCTTTATGGAGTTGAACCGGGCGCGCCCGTCAAAGCTCCCCCTCAGTTCCGTAAATCCGGGCTGGCCCTCCACGAACGTAGCCACTGGCATGCCCGTGGTTTTTGCAGCCCTGAAAACAAGCTCGCCCTTAGTATTTGTGCTCACTATCAACCCACGCTGGGCCGAGAGCTTCATCAAAAACGCAAGCACTTTTTCCGATTCCTCAGCAGTGACGCGCTCGAATTTACCGCCCTCCGAGCCCTCGAATATCGCCTTTATGTTGAAGGACTTCAGGAGCTTTTCAGCTATCTGCGAGAGCTTCAGGTTATTAAACTCGTAAGGAGGATTCAGACTGCTATCAAACACATCAGCCGTGGCCTGGAACATCTCCACGGCAACCACCTGACCGCCGGAACTGATAGAGGGATCGGCCCTGTAGAGCTTCCCAACCATCTGCAAATCCGGGCCGAGGTATAGAGCCGCATCCGCATAGGAATAGGGCCGGAACGCCTCATCTAATTTAGCATTCTGGTAGCGCTGATAGGGCACGGTTGCTGTCATGGAGTCGATGCCCATATCCATCGAGCGCATATAATGCCCGGACGGGATGTTTACCTCCTCGCCCTCCACCATCAGGGTCATGGTGCCAGCGGGTTTGTCTATGGTCTCGCGCACCGTCATCTGTAGACCACCACCTCCCGGTCATAGGGCAGCATGATTATATCATCCCCGGACAGGCCGTTGGATGATATGAACAGGTCGAGGTTTACGTCGTCCACCCCGAGCGAACCGTACTCCGTAATCACTATCTCTATGGGCGCACGGGGCCTGCGCAGGCGGAACCTGCGTTCGATTTTCAGCGAGTACGTGGACAGTATGAGGTATTTCGTGGCCGTGGCCGAGAGCTGGAGGAGTGCGCCATAGCTCTGTGTCTGGCTATAGTACCGATATCCGAACTCCGCACCCTCAAACGTGGCCTGCATGGCGTCCAGACTGTCCACAGTGCTGGAC